AGGGAGGGCGGATAGGCCCGCTGCTCCGACGACGCCCATCGCCGAGAGGAGGATGATCGCGAACGGGTTCACGCCACGCCTCCAGAATCGAACTCTTCCCCGATCGTGTTGAGGGTGAGAGTGACGGGTTTCGACCATAGGGCGGGGTGAGCCGAGAGAGGCATCGGGCCTTCGACTGCTCTCATCTGGAGCGAGGCTGACTTTATCCTACCCTCATTCGTCGTAATCACCGTGACCTTGAGCTGAAGTCCGTCCGGCGTCGTGCCGAATAGTCGCTGGTAGCGGAAGAGTTCCGCGTCTTGCTGTGTCATTCTGAGCCTCCTTATGACTCGGAATCTATGGTAGGGGAACGGTGCTCTCAGATGGTGGATTTCCGAGGACTACGGTCTTGCGGATCATCCCGACCGGTATCTGGAGGACGGAGTCGAGGGCGTCATCTGAGCCGATCGACTGAGCGACGACGACGTGGCCTCTTTTGGCGTCCGGGAGGAGGAATCCGACTGTCTGCACGACGTACGGGTCGGAGTCGAGCTCTTCGAGTGTCGTCCACGAGTGCTCGGCGTGGGCGTCGTGCCAGATGACGAGCACCGGGACTGCATCTAGTCGAGCCATAGGACGAACTCCGCTGTCGTGATGCCTGCCTCCGGGTCGACGAAGTGGAGGCGCTGGGATGGTCGTCCTTGAGCTGCGAGCTGCTCGGCTGCGTAGACGTTCCCGGACTCCGGGGAGCCAGTGACGAAGACTCGAGCACCGTTCGGGATCGTAAGACTAAGCGGAGTGTGATAATGCCCCATAAACGCTTCATCCCATTCCGGAGTAATGCCTGCCGCCCAGCCGGTGAACTTCTTGATGATCGCGAAGATCGGCGTCCCGCCGAATGAACGAATCTCGTCGCCGTGAACGAGGAGGGCGCGATACTTGCCAATAGTGAAGTGCTGGAAGAACTCTTCGCTCATCTGCCACGAGATGCCGAGATCGGTCGTGCGGTCTTGGGCGATCTTGTACGCCATGCGGTCGAAGTTGTCGCCGCGTGGCATCGTGCCGAACTTGCCGATCCGTCCGTGATTCCCGAACTCGCAGATGACTCGCACCGTCTCGAAGTTCGCTGCCAGTGTGCGGACGAGTTTCTCGATGATGCGGGACGTCTCGAAGAGCTGCTCGAAGAGGTACGCCTCGACTTCGTAGAGTTGCGACTCGAAGATTCCGAGTCCCTCGACCATGTCCCCGCCGAGCATGAGAACGGCTTCCCGGACTGGATGATCTTGACGCTGAATCTCTGTTATCCGCAGCACTTTTGAGGCAAAGAGGTCGATTCGTTCCGCGCACGTCTCGACAGAGTAGGACGTCGTCTTCTTACCGAGTTGCCAGTCGGTCGCATGGATGAGAGCGACTTCGGCTTTCTTTGATCGGCGATCACGTTTCGCGATGACCGGCTTCGGAGTCTTGACCGCGAGCGCAGCCTCTCGAGCTGCACGATAGACGGCTTCGACGAGCTCTTCCCGGGCGGCTTCCTTCGTTGCGAGCTTTCGTTGCGTCTTCTTGAGCGTCGACTGAAGCTCTTCGATGATCTTCAGATGGTCGAGTTCATCGCGCGGAGGCATAGCCCTCTAGCTTTCTTCGGTATCGGGTGAGTCCGTTCTCGTTGACGCCTTGCAAGCCTTTAGAAATCATGAGGTCGAGGATTGACCGGGTCGAATAAATGTCGGCTCGACGTAACGCTTCGAGCCATTCCTCCCGATCCTTCTTCGTTTGTGCGTCTAGAAACTCGTTGATGATGGCGTGATGAGTTTTAGTCGGATGAAGTTCGTCCAGAATCCCCACTATGAGCCTCCTCGTCGTCGATGTGTTGGATTAGTGCTTCCGTAGCTTCATCGAGCGAGTCCTCGATCTCGTTGAGGTGATCGTCGATCTGTTCCAGCGTACGCCGAACGAACGCGTGATCGGTGGCATTCTCGCGTCGTGCGCGCTCGATGAGAGCTGCCGGGAGGCCTGCGGCGATCACTCCGAACGCTGCGATCATGGCGACGAGGACGGTTTCCGTCATACGTTCACTCCGGAGGGAAGGCTTTCGCCCAGGACGTACCGAATGTGCCACGGTTCGGACTGCACTTCCCAGCTCCAGCCGAACTCGTCGCAGTGTGCGAGGAGCCATTCGAGGCGCCCGTTCTGTCCGACGTTCCAGATGTCTACCGCGCAGCCCCAGCCATGATTAGAGGTTCCCGGAGTGGCAAGGGGAGCTAGTCCGGGCTTGAGGTACCATGTCGCCCCGTTCCATGTTCGGGTCGGACGTCCGGCGAGTGGCGTCTTTGTGTAGCGCTGGAGGAAGACGGCTTCCTGCACTGAGTAGGGACGATAGGCGTCGAAGGCTGACGTCGGCTTGAGGACGACTCCGTCGAGCTTCGCGGCTTTCTTCATCGCGGCCCATGATGCCGCCGCAGTCAGATAGAGGAATCCGGAGGGACGAATCGCGGTAAGTAGATCAGGCGAGAGCTTTCCGTTCTGCTGACCTTTGAGGCCAGTAGGGAGAACGAATCTGCGGACGGGGAGACTATTCGACGCCACGACCGAACGCAGCGTCCTTCGGGTTAGCCCATCGCATGAGAGGAGGTAGAAGAGCTGCGATCGCAGCCTTGACGAGGTCGTCCGGGGCGTAGTTGCCGGTCGAGGCGACTGCGATTACTGCGGCGACGACGCTTCGAGCGTACGACGTGAGCGCGGCTTTCTGACTGTTAGAGAGTTGCATCGTCTGGCTCCGGTGGCGGTGGCGGGACGATGACTTTCCCGTTCACTACTTGCCAGCCGATAGCGGCAGGATGCTCGGCGTCGTACTCGATGAGGTGCTGCGGATCGGTGTTCGTCCAGTCCGGGGCGACGACTTCGACGTTGACGACGACGCCGTTCTTCGTATCTGGGGCGACGACTGCGACTGTTCTTTCCGTCATGTCCTACTCCGCGTACTCGATCCATACGTAGCCGCTACCGCCTGCCTTGCCGTTTGTTCCGGCAGTACCGCCCGCGCCAACGGTGACGGTAATACTTGCGGCGGGGGTTACTGCGTCGCCCGCAACGACATAAGCCCCGTCCTGTCCGGTGTTGTAGTACGCAACGTTTCCCGCACCGAAGTTGGCTTCGGCAACGATTTGTGCGCCTTTGCCGCTATTGGCAACTCCGGCAAGTCCGGCAGTCTGGTTGATGTTTAGGTTGCTACCTAGTCCTCCGGTTGCGCTCACGGTTCCCCCGGCGAACGCTACGCTCGAAGTCCCACCGGTGCCACTACTTGCGGAACCTATACCGCCACCGCCTGCGCGAATGTGGGCAACTGCGTAAGTGACTCCGGCCGGGACAGTCCACGTACCCGATGCGGTGAACGCTTCTACCTTTGTCGTTTTCACTGCTCCACCTGTCGGGAATACTAGCGCTGATGATGCCGAGAGGAATACTATCGAAGCGCCCTGATACTGCGAGAGCACGAGCGAGAGTCCGTTGAGTGTCACGCCTGCGCCTGCGGTAATCGTTGTGGCTCCGGCGCCTTTGTTGAGAACTTCGACGGTGTCTCCCGCGGTGAAGATCGAGTTATTCACTGTGACGGTGTTCGCGGAGGCGACGTTCATGATGACGCGCTTCCCGGCATCTCCGACGACGAGCACGTAGGAGGCCGTCTGGTCGTTGATCGGGAGGTTCGTTATGTCGTTGAGCTGCTGAGCTAGGAGCACGGCTCCAGCCGAGAACGGGAACGGAGTCGTCATAGTGCTAAGAGCCTAGCCGACTAGGTAAGGACGTTATCCGCGTCGATGCGTCCCCGGAGGCTGTCGTCGAGGAGGAGGGCGTAGACGATGGTCGTCGGAGCCGTGTAGAACGTGACCGTCTCGCCGCGTAGGTCGATCCGGTGGGAGATGCCTTCGACGGTGAGCTCTTCGGTGACGGTGAGCGGGGAGCCGGTCGTGAACGTGCGAGTGACTGCGATCGTCTCACCGATCTCGACGGCTGCGACCGCGTTCTTCTGCCCGGTAGTGAGGGAGCCGAAGAACGTTGTCACGCCTGAGAATCGTGGCTCCGGGGAGCCTTCGAGGAGGTAGTTCGCGAGCGTAAGCGCTTGAGCGTCTGTCGAGAGGAGGGAATCGGTGATGCTTTCGGCCTGCGTGAAGTAGAGGGCGATCGAGGTCGGGTCGGTGGCAGTCTGGGCGGTTCCTCCGGGGCGTTGGACGGTTACCCGGTTGAGGACGGAGTCGACGGTGAAGTCGACGAAGACTTCCCTATAGGGCGTGTTTGTGCCGTCGTCGGCGAAGGTGACGCTCGGAGCGGAGAGCGTGTTACCGATTCGAGGCTGGAAGACGAGGTCGCCGTCTGATGCGCGGACGAAGATTCGACCGCGTTCGGCTGCGTCTATTTTGCGGAGGTAGTCGAGGGCGTTTGTGCCTTCGGCGATCGCATAGTTCCCGAGAGTTGTCGTCCCGGTCGTAATGTCTCGTAGGGAGGCGCTCCAGCCGACTTCGGTTCGGTCGAGGATGGTGGAGACTCGAGCCGAGGAGAGCTCTTGAGAGGGCGTGAAGGCGTTGAGGAATGAGTTCGAGAGGATGAAGAGGTCGTCGGCTGCGATGATCGTCACTTGGGGGATGGCTTTCGGGCCGACGTAGTCATAGGTGAAGTCCACGACTCGACCGCGGAAGATGACTGTCGAGTTCCGGGTGATGCGTATCTGACGCAGAGGGGAGAGTCCTGGGGTGTCGTCGAACTCGTCCCAATAGATGCTGGCTTCGTTATACGGGTCGAAGGCTCGAGTCGTGTCGCGGGCGATGATCGTGGCTCGTCCCGGGGCGATCGAGTCGAGGACGGTCTTTTTTCCGCGGTCGATGTTGACGGAGACGACGTCGATCTCGGCGAACTGGTCGACGCCGTCGAGAACGTAGGTCGTCCCGTTTAGGATGCCTTGCTGAGCGTCGTCGAGCGTGAAGCCGTCGCCGAAGCCGACGTCGAGCTCTACGGTGAGCGTCCCGCCGGGGATGATGTTCGCGGGCATGGCTCAGACTGCTATCTGAACGTCTAACGGCCCGGAGACGAGATTATAAGTCTGGAGAGCTTCGACGACGAGATTCGGAAGGTTCGCGTCCGCCGTTACGGTGTTGACGGTGACGTTGTAGATCGCTTGCTTCGGTGCGTAAGCGGCGTCGAGCGCGGATGGAATCTCGTAGAATCGGCTCTTGGCTCCGTAAGCGGAGGACAGTTCCGCGGGCATCGTGTAGAAGCGGTTCTTTGCGTCGTAGGCGCTCGGATCGAATGGACTTGCCGCAGCTCCTCCGCCGCCGCCTCCTCCGCCGCCGCCGCCGGTAGACGTCCCGCCTCCGACTGGTGGGATAGTGAACGATGGCATCGACGAGGCGCCCGACTCCATGCGATCGAGGCGGTCAGGGACTGCTGCTCCGGGAGCTGATGGTGCGCTAGGAGCTGCACCGAAGGAGCTCGAGATTGACACTTTGCCGATCTCCGGGATGTTCTCGAATGGGTTCAGTTTGTTCGCTTGACGGATCGCGAAGTTCACTACGTCGATGATTCCGTTCACGGCTTTCTCGAATGTGCCGACGAGGAATCCTGCGATCTTTAGGACGAATGAGCCGAGAGATGAGAGCGCTCCCATGAATGTGAAGACGACGTCGATCACCGGGCCGATCGCTTTTCCGACGACGTCGAAGGCGACTCCGAGGACTTTTGTCAGTGTTGGGGCGACGTAGGTAGTCACGAACTTGACGAGGTCGCCGAAGAAGTCGCGCATCTTCTGGATGTTGCCGGAGTTCTCTTGTATCTTGTCGGATACTTTCTCGAAGATTTGACGGAGTCCGTCGAAGACTTTGATCGCGACGTCACGGATGACCGGGACGAGTTTCTCGCCGATGAACTCGGCGACTTGCTGAATGAACGGTAGGAGTCTGTCTCTAATGACCGGAACGACTTTGTCTCCGATGAAGATAGCGATCTTCTCGAAGATAGCTGCGAGTGCTGGGCCGTACTTGTCGACGAGTTTCTGGAACGCTGGGACGACGTCTTCGACGATGAACTCGGCGATCTTGGAGAGCACCGGGAGGACGTAGTATCCGACTTGTTCGACGAGCTCACCGAAGAAGACTTTTAGTCTGTCGACTTGTCCGGAGAAGGTTCCTGCGGCTGCGGCTGCAGAACCTCCGAACGTGTCGCCGAGAACTTTCATTACTTCTTCGAGGGATGCGCCTTCTTTTATCATCGTCGCCATCTCCGGGGAGAGGCTGCGGAGTGCCTTGAAGTTGCCTTCGTAGGCTTTTGCGAGGGCGTCGGCGATGGTCGTCTGGTCGGTTTGGAGCGCGGTAGAGATGTCGAGGACGAGCGTCATGTCCCGGAGGGCTGTTTCGGCGTCTTTCGTGCCTCTGATGAGTGCTTCGTAAGCTGGGCGGAGTTTGTCGTCGGCGACGCCGGTCGCGAGACTCATCGCGCCGAGCTGGTCGTCGATCGACTTCACCATCTCCTCGGATGCCCCGGTGACGTTGCGCATCGTGACCGCGAGCTGCTCGAATGACTTCTGATCGTCTGCGGCCTGTTTCGCGGCGAAGCCGATCCCAGCGGCGAGAGCTCCGACGCCTGCGGCTGCGGCGAGTCCGAGTTTCTGAACGGCTCCGCCGAACTTGCCGAGAGCTCCGTCGGCTTCGTCGAGTGACTTCTTGAGCGGGCCGGCGTTGCCGACGATGGAGACGGTGATCGGTTTGGCCATGATTAGAGGTCGTACTTATTGCGGACGGATGTTATGCGCTCGGCGTAGAGGTTCGCGATCTCGCCTCGACGAGTGTCGGTCGCCTCGTAGATGAACGGGTTCGGCTTGATTCGACGCTTCGGCCAGCCGAAGTGAATCGGCCCAGCATACTCGACGAGATCACCGGACGCCGCACTCCCGGAACGCTTAGAGCCACCGGAAGAGCCGACTCGAATCTTCGCAGCGGTCTTCGTGGAGGCGTTCTTCATCGAGTTCGCGAGAGCTCCGGAGAGCACCGGGACGAAGCGCTTCGCGTCCCCGAGGACGACTTCGGCGACTTTCTTATTCGTCTCGAGGAACTCGCCTTTGACGAGATCGAGGTCGCCTCCGAGGGAACGGAGGTCGCGGCGAATCTTTGACAGTCCTTCTACTTTGACTGCTCCGGCGACTCCATCGCCTAAGCGGTAGCCGAACGTTCCCGAGGTGCTAGCCATGTTGAGCGCGTCTCCGTTCGTTCAGTTTCTTAGCTCCATCGTAGAGCGCACGAATGACCTCGTGGGGCGTCCGCATGAGCGCCAGAGGATCGAGCTTCGTGATGAGTGCGAGGTCGGCAATCTCTCGAGCTACCCCGCCTCCGGGGATGCCTAGTTTCCCGGGCCGTCCTCGTGGCCGACCGCGGCGATGTCCTTGATCCACTCGTCGAAGACTTTCGTAACTTTGCCGGAGTTCTTTTCGGCGAGCCACGCAAGGTAGTAGAGGGATTCCATCTTCGGTTTCCCGTTCGGGTCGAAGGCGGCAGAGATGGACACTTTCGCCCAGCGCTCGAACGCGATTTGTGAGTCTGCGTAGACGGGGAACGATTCTTGTGTTCCGTCTTTCCGCTTTATTGTGACGGAGATGTCGAGCATCGTTTAGGAGACCGCCTGCACGATCGCGCCGCCGGTGTAGGTGGCGGTTATTTGGACGAGCTCTCCTACGGAGACTGCGATCGGTGCCGAGGCAAGGAAGGCTCCGGAGTGCGTATACCTAGGCGAGCTGGCACCCGGGGCGGCAGTGAGTGGCTCGTAGACGATCGTCACGGAGGCGCCGACGTCGCCGAAGATCGCTTGGATTGCTTCACCGGAGGCGAAGGTTCCCATGACCGTGAAGGTAGTTTCCGATGACTGGAGGCCTGCGACGAATGTCCTCGAGGCATCTTTTAGACTCGTGCTCTCGAGTGCGTCGACGTTTTTTGTCATGGTGATCGAGACGAGCTGGTCGGCGAGATCGACCGAGTCCACCGTGAAGACGGAGGCGGCTCCGAGGAATGTTGCTGTAGGCATGAGGTGAGTCTAGTCCTTGTCTGTATCGGAGGCGTCCTTGCGGGCGCCTTTGTGCTTGCGGGGTTCATCGTAGCCGATTTCTGCGATGAGATTCTTCGCTCTTGCCCGGTCGAGGTCGATCCCGCAGAGCTGTAGGCCTTCTGCGGAGACGATGTCACCGTCGGCGAATCCGTAGAGGCGTCGGCTAGTCACGCGGTACTTTGTCATCCGTAGCACACTACCTCGAAGCGGTACGCGAGCATCTCGACGCCTGAGACGGTGACGGAGAGCGGGGACGCGCGTAGGCATCTGATCGAGGAGACGGAGCCGCCGAGCGTCTGATCGGCTTCGATTTTCGTTTTGATGGAACTATTCCCGGTAGCGGTGAGAAGTCCGTCGAGGTAATCTTGCGCAGCACGGTCGCTCATTCGTCCGGCTATGACGGTGACGTCAAGGTTCGCGGTATCTGCTCCGCGTTTCATGACTAAGTCCCAGTCCATCGTCAGATTCCCGATCACTGCCGCTGGTGGGATGACGTTCTCGGGGATGGTGTCGTAGACGCGCAGTCCGGTTATGTTGAGCGCGAGTTTCATCTTGTCGCGGACTGTGGACGGTGTCACGCGACTACCTCGCGACGGTACGCCCGGACGATCGCCGAGATGTCTCGTCCGAGGGGACTCATTCGGATAGCTCCGAGTTCTGAGAGGCCGAGCACTCCGCCTACCGATGAGGCTCTCTTGACGTAGTCGGCTGCGAGGATGAGGCAGGCTTCGACGACGTCGTCGGGCGGTGTGCCGAGATACCATCCGAAGCGGGCGGTGACTTGGACTTGAGGGCGTCGTGAGATCGGCAGAGGGAAGAGATCGGGGCCGACGATAGTTATCTGCGTGTAGGGGCGCTGCTGCTGGGGTGCGGTGACCGGGTCAAGAATGTAGTCAGTGTTGAGAACTTGGATGTCCGTGTAGTTGCCGTTCCCGGTGGCGTCGAAGGCGACTTGCAGTCCGCTCGTGGAGCCGATGTCGTCGACGAAGAGCGTGTAGAAGTCGGTCGTCCGGTAGAGGCGGGCGGTCGCGTTCGTATCCATCCAGAAGCGCCGGTTCGCGATCCGGTCGATCGTGCGCGATGCGGCTTCGATGGCCTTCTCGATGGTCGCCGTCTCGTCTGCCGTGACGGTGCTCATGTTGGCGTATGCCTGAAACGCGGCGAGTGTCGTATAGCCGTTCGTAATCGCCATGTCTAGGACTTCTTTCTCTTCCGCTTTTTGGGAGATGAATCGTCCCGGCTAGGAAGCGGATCATCCTCGATGCTCGGACGTAAGGAGGCGAACGGAGCGTCTGGGATGCCCAGCCGGGACGACGCTTTAGTCGTCGTCCGTCCAGCCCGGAAGCCTGCGGAGACTCGGATCATGCCGCTACCGATCCGAGCCTTCCGCGAGGCCTTCGAGTTAGAAGGTTGGGG